GTGACGTTGCCCGTTAATGATGCAGTTACACCTGTATGTGTGGTGGCATTGACGTTGGCGCCACCTAGAATGTTACCACCCGTGATGTTGCCGGTGGCCGAAATCAAGCCACCTGTCAAGATGTTGCCACCTGTAACGTTGCCCGTTAATGATGCTGTTGTACCTGTGTGTGTAGTGGCGTTGACGTTGGCGCCACCTAGAATGTTACCGCCCGTGATGTTGCCTGTGGCACTGATTAAGCCAGCTGTCAAGATGTTGCCAGCAGTAGCGTTACCAGTTGCAGATATCAAGCCACCTGTTCTTAAATTACCGCCAGTGACGTTGCCACTGAGTGATGCTGTTGTACCTGTGTGTGTAGTGGCGTTGACGTTGGCACCACCCAAGATGTTACCACCTGTGATGTTGCCTGTGGCACTGATCAATCCTGCAGTCAAGACATTACCACCTGTGACGTTGCCTGTGGCGCTGATTAATCCTGTGACATATTCTCCAGTGGTGGCCCAGACCACTACATTGCCTGTTCCGCCAATTCCCACTGTGATATTGCCGCCAGAGGTGCCCACGTTGACGTTGCTGGTACCGTTGAAAATTCGAGTAACACTGATGTTACCGGCAATACTGGTGTTGCCCGAAACTGACAAATCGCCAGTAACGACCACTGTGGTGGATTGCAAGGTAATTGTGTTACCTGCTCCTAGAGTTTGAATAGTGTAATTGCCGGCGACACGTTTGGCGGTTGTCATTTAGAGTTCCTTTGTGTTATTTATTCGGTTTAGGAAGTCTTCCATTTGCATGTTGGCCAGATTTTTTATCTTTTGAAGGTCAGGTATGATGGCAGTGGTGGGACCAAACACACGAAAAAAGTTGGTATTGGGAAAATCTCCAGCAACAGTTTTTATCTGTCGTGCCCAGTTGCCAGTATATGTGGGAACATCTGCACTTTTTTTGTAAAATTCAGTATCAGCATAGCAGTTGTTGAATTTACCAGTAGCAGCGGGTCCCATGTCAAAGCCCAAGAGATACACTGCTCGATTGCCGGCCAGGGCTGCCAGAGCCACTGCAATTGGCCCTGAACTGAATCCGTAATATTGTTGTGGCACTGGTTTTGCTGCCAAGTGAGGCAAGGGTTTTCTAGTGTAAAACTCATGTTGTTTTGGATACCCTGAATGCTGAATTTGTTCGCTGATGGGACGGTCTGTGCTGACCAGGACATCAGGTGCAAACTCTCGGTACAAGGCATTGCAGCCGTACACCGGCCCCAGGCCTTGTAGCGTGGCTAGATTGACTGTTTGACGACTTACGCCGTTGCCCAAAACAAATGCTCTACTCATAGAAAATCCTCTCTGTATGTACCAGAGAGGATCCCGAGGCTAAATCAAATTAGCTTGTGACTTTGTCAACTTGCGCCAATTGCAAGCTGCCGTTTTGACCGTCAGCACCTGCAATGATTTCAGCGCCAGACCATGTAACTGTGCCTTCATCAGTGAAGAAGTTAACAGGGTAAAAGTTTTCGCTAGATTGCACGTTGGTACCAAGATTGCTGTCAGCATAGTTGCCGTAGGTCATGCCATTCCAGTCACGTACCCACTTGTTGGTGATGTAACTGGCATACACAGCAGAGCTGTCACCAACAGAGAATCCAATGCTCATATAGCCAGCAGCAGGGGTAGCTGTGTTGGATAATATGCATTGGCCAACTGGATATGCAGTACCTGTACCAGCACCCACTGCTGTGGCAGTGAATATATCACCCACAGCAGAATCTACACCAGCACCACAAGCAGCCCAGTCAGTGGTGCCAAGCACAGCAATTTGATATGCTTGACCCACTATCAACGACTCATCTGCTGTGGTAGCAGCAGTGTAGGCTACCAAGAATTTGTGTGAACCTTTTTGTCTGATGATGCGGCCAGCTCCTGAAGTTGTGCTGGTACCATTTGACAAACTGATGTTGACCACAGCGGCAATTTCTGGATTGGTTGCAGTTGGGGTCGAAGTTGCTGGAGAACCACCCACCACGCCCAGGTAATCAGCGGCGCTGAGTGTGCCAGCACTGTTGTAAACTGGATTAGTCAAGCTACCAAAGTTGGGGTAACCTGCATCAGTAAGAACGGTTTGATTGTATGTGGTCACTGGTGGTGTGCCACTAACGACGGTTCCGGAACCAACGTTGTTTTTTTGAATTTTGAGAGCTCTTCCCATTTGATTTCTCCTTATAGAAGCCCAATGCGGGTTCTAGCCGCTACGCAGTGGTGAGCTGCATAAGTCGCCCTATTGCGACAAGTGTATTTAGTGTGTTCAGTAAATTTAAACCCGCAGCCTAGGTTTTTGTAAATATCTGCATGGACATCAACTACCTCATCGACCAAGGAAACTTACACAGAAGCAATCAGGAACCCGAACAGGCACTGCATTGTTATGCCATGGCATTTGTGAGTGATCGCAATTCTGCTGCGGCATTCAACAACTATGGAAATGTACTGCGCGAGATTGGTCAGCCTAAACAAGCTGTGCCGTTTTTGCAAAATGCAATTGAGCTTGAACCCAACAATATCACTGCAAGATTCAACCTGGCTGTGGCATACCTGCTCATGGGAGACTATGAAAAAGGCTGGCCTGCATATGAGTCACGATGGCAGTACGAACATCTTGCTGGAACTGAACCACAGTTCCCTCAACCTCGCTGGCGTGGTGAGGATATTAAAGACAAAACCATCCTGGTTGTAGGAGAACAGGGTCATGGTGACAACATTCAGTTTGTGAGATTCTTGTACAACCTTCATGTCATGGGTGCCAGAATCAAACTGCAAGTCACTGATGGCTTGATACCGCTGTTTTGCAACAGCACCATTATTGAGCAAGTGGCACGCTACGTGGATGACATGGGAGAGTTTGACTACTGGGTTCCCATCATGAGTATTCCGGGAATACTGGGGGTCACTCTTGATCGTTTGCCCACCATGGTAAGTTATCTCAATGCACCTGATGTGATATCTCAAGAATGGGGCCGACGACTGGGTGCTAAAACCCGCATGCGAGTGGGCATTAGCTGGAGCGGTCGCAGAGATTCCTGGTTGAATCAGCACAAATCAGTTCCGTTTCCAACAGTGCTGGAAATGATTCGCAGTCATCCACAATATGAATGGATCAATCTACAAACAGATGCCAGTGACGACGAAGTTGCTGCATTACAAGATGCTGGAGTGACCATGTTCCCTGGAGCCATCAACAGCTTTTTAGACACAGCCGGACTGGTGAGTCACTTGGATGTTGTAGTTGGTGTTGACACCGCAGTGAGTCACTTGGCCGGTGCCCTGGGTCGTCCCACCTGGATCATGCTCAACAACTACGCCACAGACTGGCGCTGGTTGCTGGATCGTGATAGTTCACCTTGGTATTCAACTGCCAGACTGTTTCGTCAACCCACCATGGGAGATTGGGCAAGTGTAACCAAGAAGGTTGGCCAGTATCTCTCGTGGTTCAAGGTATAACTTGCTACAATGCACATGTATACAATATAATATACAGTAAAAGCAAGGTCGTTAAACTATATTATTGACCCCAACTACTCCTGGCATGACCAGTCTGGATGTTGGGGTTTTCTCTTGCTCGTGAAAAAGCCCCTTACGGGGCTTTCGTTTTACGCCTGGTCTACAAACTTTTTGAGTTCTTCGGCCTTGCTCACAATGTCTGTGCTAGACGGAAAATCTGGCAAAGTTGGGAACGCAAGCGATTCGCGATTGGCGTCAGTCAGTTTTGAGTGATACTCATTTATCTTAGCTTCGCGAGTTTGGTGAACTGGCGTCACGAGAATTTCGTTGGCCATTTTGAGAAGTTCGAGACGGATCTCGTAAGGTGTTTTGCTCATGTTTTTCTCCTGTGTAATGTGTGTGTAATATTGTCCCGCCCCTTGCAGGACAAGATTGCTACACGAGCAAGTTTACTTATAATCACAAGTCACGGCCAATAAAAAACCCGCCGAAGCGGGTTTTTTGTTTGGGTGCAATCTCTGATTAAGAGAAAGACAAGTTAGATACAGCGATCTCGCCAACGTAGTCACCAGCGTTGCCGAAGCTGCTAGCAGTGTTGGTCAATTCAATGTAACCATAACGTGTCATGAAGCTCACGACTGGTTCGAATGTTGTTGGATCCAGAACAACACCGCTGCTCATCAATGGAATGTATGGGCAGTAGAATGCTGGAGCGTCAGCTTCGCTTGAGCCTTTGTAACCAACCAATACTGGTGTGGTGTCTTGGGCGTAGCTGTCAACGAACACGCGGAGTGAACCGTTCAATGTACCAACAAACTTGGTGTTTGTTGGGGCTTCAAATGTACCTTCTGTAGTACGTGCAAATGCGCTAGTTGTTGCAGATTGCAACACTGTCAAAGCAGCAGAGCTAACAACAGCGTAGTTACCAGCGCCACGACGTGTACGCTGGGCGATCAAGTTAGCAACACGGTTGATCAAAACAGCCAGAGCGGCGTGTTCGTCACCAACGAATGTAGCAGTACCAGATACAGTAGCTTGGTTGTATGTGAACTCAGTTGCAGCCAATGAACGTAGAGACAATAGAATCTCTTGGTCAATTTCAGCTGTAATTTCTTGAGCCAATGCTGCCATGATTTCTGCTTCAACGTCAATACCATGCATGGCTTGTGCGTCTTGTGCAGATTCAAATGTCCAACGAGCTTGCAATTTGCGAGTCTTGGCTTCAACAGCTTGCTTCAAGATTTGAACGCTGATTTGCTTACCGCCAGTACCTTCCATGGTAGCTGTGTTGTTACCAGTGTAGGCAGTAGCTGTGGTTGTGCCAGCAGGTACTGTAGAATATGCCTGAGCAATTTTGAATGGGCTCAATGCTTCTTCACCAGCTGCAACAGAAGTAGCGGCTGCTGAATTGTCTGTCAAGCTGTTGGCATAACGCACACGCAGGGTGTGGAT